AGGGAAATCTACAGCTCTTAAGGATGGATTAAAGATAGAGTTTGATAATATTAAAAAGGGAATTATAAATCTTCAAAAGAAAGTTAAACAAAGAACAGCACAAGTAAATGAGTTAAATTCAAAGCAGATAACTGAACAGACAGGCATACTGAGAAACTATTTTAATGGTTTAGGACTGGGTGAATTCTCTGAATTAGGAGTATTATTGATTACAGAAGTTAAGTGTGATTTTCAAACCTTTAAAGTCTTTTTTGAAAAAAACAATAACAAATTAAAACAATATATAGAAGAGTTCTATACACTAAACTCAAATATTAAAGGACTAACCGAAACGTTAAGAGAGATTTCTGGCAGTGTGAGTTTTAATATTCCAGTAAATGAAAATGTAGCAAAGTGGTTAAGTGATAGAACTAAATCATTAAAAGATATGTTGTCTGTAATAGTAAAACAACTACAACCAAAGTTGATTAAAATACAAGCTTGGATTCAAGCAAAGATAAAACAACTAACAGATTATATTACAAAACAACTAAAAAAGTTTAGTGAGGATTTAAAAACTTTTGCTATTAATTTGATTCCAATTAAAAGTGATGTACAAGATAAGAAAGATAAAAAGGCTATAGAAGAGGATAAGATTAGACAGATTAAAGATAAAATAAAGCAAATAAAAGCTATACTAGTGTTAGTATCTTTTGCAACGAAAATGGCAAAAGGATCTGCTAAAGTTGCTGAAAATCTATCAAAAGGTAAGTACAAGTATGGTGAGAATGAGTTACCAATTAACGATATTATAGATGGCTATTACTTGTTTAAGATGGAAAACCAATCCAAAGCAGTACAAGCACAATTAATGACTGAAAAAGCAAAGCTAAAGCAAAAATTTAAAGCTTTGATTGTAATTGAGTTATTAGCAACAGGATTAATAACAACACTAAAAGATATAAAGAATACAAAATTTGGAGAAGATTTAAAAAAAGAGATAGCAAGTTTGGGTGCTAATGTACCTGGAAAACAAACACTTGAAACCTTATTAAATCTTTCAGAGAATCCTCCTAAAAGTCCTAAAGATTTTAAAGACTTAGGAAACATTATAACACTTGATGCGTTACGTAGTGTAAGTGTAGCTACAAAAATTGTAGGATTAGAAAGAAAATATCTTAACAAAAGTAGAGAGTTAATTAAAACATTATGCGATATAAAGCAGGTAGAGGGTACAGAATTTGAAGCTATTTTAAAGAAGATTAAAAACACATTAGATAAGAATCAATCCTTCATATTATTAGGTTTTGAGTTGCTAGGTAGAGAGTTAAGTAAGTTTGGTGTCTTTCTTAAGAAGAAAATTAAAGATGTTATAACTCAAATTAAAGCTAAGTTGCAAAAGAAGAAAGACAAATTACAAGAACGAGTGGATAAAGAAACAAAAAAGACAAAAGAAAGATTAGTAAATGCAGATGCATTTATAATGAGTTTTACTTTTGGATTAGCAGCTCGTACTTTCTGGACAGGAGCAACTTGGCAAGGACCAACAGGAACCACACATACAGTGTTTAATATAGGAGCATTTAAACCAATCAAAGCTAAATCAACTGATGGAGCATCTGGAATGATAAGAGAGATAGCTAAGAGTTTTCAGCTACAACTTGTAGCTTTACAAGGAATAGCTTCACCACCACCTCCAACTGGCATACCTCCAATACCATTTAACGGTTACAAGTAGAAACCGTACTATTTATATTAAAACAACATGAAAGCAACAGAATTTGTAAATTTAATACGAAAAGTAATTCGAGAAGAGGTTAGAGTTATCGTAAAGGAAGAACTTAAAGCTTTTAAGCCAGTTATTGTAGAGTCTAAAGGTACAACAGTACAAAAAGGGTTACCACCGTTACAAACAAAAATCCAAATGCCTGCTAGAAAAACAAACATACCTACATTTGAAGGTGCGTTAGCAAGCATATTAAACGAGACAGCACAAAGCATGATGGAAGCTCCACAAGCAGCTGAATATGATGAATGGCCAGAAATGGGAGCTGGTCCTATGACAATGGATAGTGTTCCAGGAGGAATGGATTCATCAATAGCAAGACAAGCAGCAATGAGTGGTGATCCAACAGCAGCATTTATGAAAGATTACTCAAGCACACTCAAAAAAGCTGAGTCAATAGCTAATCAAAACTACAGACCGTAATTAAATGGCAATAGAGATAAGAATACATCCATTAGACTTTGAACCAGATGTTGCAATAGGTATTGATTTACCTATGATAGAATCATTTGGTTCAGGATTTAAGCTAAATTACACAAGCTTAGATCAAGCAAGTGCAAATGCTAAGAATCTTTTATTAACAAATAAAGGAGAGAGAATCATGCAACCAGACTTTGGTTGTGATCTTAAAAATATAGTATTTGAAAATATTACAGATGATCTTATCACTAAAATACAAGACACTATAACACAAAGTTTTGATTATTGGTTGCCATATATCGTTATCAACACTCTTACGGTAACTCCAAGTATCGATGAGAATAGAATAACTATAAACTTGGTAATGAGCTTAGAAGGCAATCAAGCAGATACAAGATCTGTACAAATTGACATACAAAGAACCGAATAATTTTTATTAACTATAATTAGTCATTAATAAAGGTGTGAAAGTTTCATACTTACTAACTATTTATATATAAAATAAACAATAATGGCAGATTTGTCAAAGAACACATCAAAAGATATAAAATATTTAGGTAGAGATTTTGATTCTCTAAAGAAAGGTCTTATGGACTTTGCTAAGACCTATTATCCAAATACATACAATGACTTTAATGAAGCATCACCAGGAATGATGTTCTTAGAAATGTCAGCCTATGTAGGTGATGTGTTGAACTACTATGTAGATTCTCAATTCAAAGAATCTTTATTATTGCATGCTACTGAGAGAAGTAGCGTACTTTCCATAGCAGCTACAATGGGATACAAACCTAAACTTAGTGTGCCATCCATTGTAGACATAGATGTGTTTCAATTAATACCAGCTATTGGAAGTGGAAGTTCGGTAATACCAGACTCAAGATATAATGTTAAAATTGAACCTGGATTTAGAGTTAGAAGTACAGCAGGTAATACAGAATTTATAGTTCAGAATAAGGTTGATTTCAATATAAATAATATTTTTGATCCAACCACTATATCAGTTTATAGTATGGATGCTTCAGGAGCTCCAAACTATTATTTAGCTAAAAAGAGTGTTAAAGCTATTTCAGCTACACCAGTATCTAAAGAGATTACTGTAGATGCAGTTACTAAGTTTTATAAGTTTCTTATAGAAGATGAAAACCTTATAGCTATCGATACAATCACAGATGCTGATGGTAATACTTGGTATGAAGTGCCATATTTAGCTCAAGATACAATCTTTGAAAGAGTAGAAAACACAGCTTATAATGATCCAGATGCAGTGAATTATAGTACTGATACTCCTTACTTATTGAAACTTAAAAGAGTACCAAGAAGATTTATAACAAGAGTTGTAAATGGTGGTATTGAAGTTCAATTTGGTTCTGGAGTAAGCTCAAGTCCTGATGAGGAAATGTTAGCAACACCTGAAAATATAGGTTTAATGTTACCTACAGGAAAAGATGATATAGATTTTTCTATTGATCCAGCATCACCAGTATTTACAGCAGCTTATGGTATTGCTCCATCAAATACAACACTAACAGTAAACTACTTAGTTGGAGGAGGAATAGCATCAAATGCACCAAGTAACACTATCACAGAGATCATAGGTATTGATACTAGTGGTACAAACCTACCAACTACAAACACAATATTAAACACAAACGTACTAAACTCAATAGCTGTTAATAACCCTTCATTCAACCCAACATTCACGTTTGCGACTGATTCAACTACGCAAAAAATTATGTTAGGATTTGACTTTGACAGATTGTTTGATGAGTCTACAATGTACATGATTACACCAACGGAAGCTGGAATCAATTTTAAC